CTGTTGTTTTTGCAATTACAGGCAGTAAAATGATAGAGGCTTATCCTTGGGATTATTACGCTGGATTTGGAACAAAATACTCGGATCCGCCTAGCAAGCCGGCCGCTGCTAATGCATGGGGTGTAGCGTTTTCACAATAGGAGTTTATTATGCAAGAATATCGCAAAGAAATGTTAATGAATAATCTTGATGCTCGCAAGCGCGAGGTTATGGATTATCAAATTAATATTGAAAATTTTCAATTGGCTTTGAAAGAAATTGAAAATGACTCAAGCATGAATGAATTTCGGCAGCGTTTAGAGCAACTATTGATGGAGCACATACGCGAGCATAAAAAATCAAGCGTTATGCTTAAAGTTTTAGAAGTACAATGTGCTAATTTGGAGCAATGATTATGGAGCTTGACGTTAAACACGCGCAACTTGAGGGCGACCTGAAGGCTCATGAGCGTGAGTGCGCCATGCGTTATGCGGGAATCGAAAAGTCCTTTGAGTCTGGCAGCAGGCGCATGACGCGCATTGAGTATTTGCTTTATGCGACGATTCTTGCTGTCCTCTTCGGCCCAGGCGTGGCTGCAACCTTCGTTAAAAAATTCTTTGGCCTTTAATATGTTTGATCTTCTTGGCGGCGGGTTATTAGGCTCAATTTTTGGCGGCTTATTCAGGCTTGCACCGGAAGTTTTGAAGTTCTTGGACAAAAAGAATGAGCGTCAGCATGAACTCAGCATGTTCCAGCTACAGACCGATCTGGAGAAGATGCGCGGCGAGTTCAAGATGGAGGAGAAGTATGTTGACTATTCTATTCAGCAGATGGACACAATCAAAGAGGCATTTAAGGAGCAGGCTACCACTGCGAAGGAAGCGGGTTGGCTCGCTAGCTTTATCACTGCTGTTACCCGTCCGGGCCTTACTTGGATTGCTTTTGGCGTTTACGTGGCTGTTAAAGCAGCCGGCCTAACAATTGCTTTCCAGACCGACGCTAACTGGGCTGAGGTACTGACCAAGAGCTACGACGAAGATGATTTCGCCATGCTCAACATGATGCTTACGTTCTGGTTTGTCGGACGATCCATTGAAAAGTACAACAAGTCGTGAATGAAGCTAAGAAGCTTTGCAAGGACGTATTCATCAAGCCCTTTGAAGGGCTAGCAAAACGTTTGCCTGACGGACGAGTCCAAGCCTACCCAGACCCCGGCACACGAGGACATCCTTGGACAATCGGCTGGGGTGCTACCGGACCGAGTATCAACCCCGGAACAATTTGGACGATGCAGCAGTGCGAAGAGGCGCTGGACCATCACATAGAGTACTTTGTACAGGGCGTAACCAAGCTCTCACCCAAGATTCAGACTGCGCTACCTCGACGCATTGCCGCAGTGACAAGTTGGGTTTATAATTGTGGCTTAGGAAACTACCGCATCAGTACGTTCAAGAAGCGCGTGGATGCGGGGGATTGGGATGGTGCCGCTGAAGAGTGCATGAAATGGAACAAAGCTGCGGGAAGGGTTCTTCCCGGACTTACGCGTAGGAGGGCAGCAGAAGCTGTCATGATGCGATGCTAACTAAGATCTTATATAAACCGGGAGTTAACAGAGAAAACACAAGATACACCAACGAAGCGGGCTGGTATGTATCCGATAAAGTGCGGTTTCGCCAAGGAACACCAGAAAAGATTGGTGGTTGGCAAAGAATCTCCCCAGATACGTTTCTTGGGGTATGCCGATCATTGTGGAATTGGGTCACGCTAGGATTTCAAAACCTTTTGGGACTAGGAACAAATTTAAAATTCTACATTGAACAAAACGGTTCATACAATGACATTACACCATTACGAGAAACCGTTACTATCAATACTAACCCGTTTGCGCTTAGTGCTTCCACAACAGTAATAGTTACAGACACGGCTCATGGATGTATAAACGGAGATTTTGTTACATTCAGCGGAGCCGTGACTATAGGTGGGGCTGGGCCGCCTGCCGCAAATGTTACTGCGGCAATTTTAAATCAAGAATTCCAAATTGCTTATATAGATGCAAATTCGTATAGCATAACGATTTCGGTTACGCCGAACGCAACATCCATTGCGGCGTCCCCTGGTGGTGGGTCGGCAGTAGTTGCGGCGTATCAAATAAATATAGGTGCAAGCACACAAGTCCCTTACATAGGATGGGGTAGTGGTCCTTGGGGATTAGGGAACTGGGGGCAAGGGGTTGCCGGGACGGAAGCGTTAAGAATTTGGAATATAAGCAACTGGGGGGAAGATTTGGTTTTTGGCCCAAGAACAAAGCCCGTATATTATTGGGAAGCAACAAGCGGGCTAACAACAAGAGGGGTTGCGTTAAGTTCTCTGGGTGGTGTGATCACGGTCACAATTGCAACGCCATGTGTGATTAGCTACACTTTAACATTGGCCGAGGAGACGGCAATTTCTTTATCTACTACGGGAGCGTTGCCAACAAATTTAACAGCCGGGACAACATATTATTTGCGGAATGTATCGGGTCTTACAGCAAATCTTTCCGAGACACCAAAAGGCCCACTTATTTACACAACGGGGGCACAATCTGGCATACATACAATGAATCTAGAGGATGTGCCAGAGTTTCAAAATGCCTTAATCGTATCGGATGCGCAAAGATATTTTTTGGTATTTGGGACGAATGAGATAGGAACTGCAATTCCAGATCCGATGTTGATACGGTGGTGCTCACGGGAGTCACTGGTAGACTGGAAGCCAGACCCCACAAACACGGCGGGATCACTGAGGCTATCGCATGGATCACAAATCATTACCGTACAACAACAAAGGCAGGAAATCTTAATCTGGTCAGATGCGGCATTATTTTCACTACAATTTTTAGGCGCGCCGCTTATATGGGGATCGCAAATTCTTGGGGACAATATATCCATTATTGGCCCGAATGCAACAGCAATTGCGTCAGGAGTGACGTACTGGATGGGGCTAGATAAGTTTTATAGTTACAACGGACAAATTTCTACATTGCGATGCGACCTTAAAAAGTATATTTTTAATGACATAAACATGGCGCAATTTGACCAAGTATTTGCCGGAACGAATGAGGGATTTAATGAGGTATGGTGGTTTTATTGTTCCGCAGAGTCTACAACTATTGATCGGTATGTGGTTTTTAATTACGAAGAAAATCAAGGACAAGGAGTCTGGTACTACGGAACACTAGCAAGGACAGCATGGAGTGATTCTGGGCTTAGACAATATCCGCAAGCAACTACGTATAATTTGAATGTAGTAGATCATGAGTATGGTGTAGATAGCGACGAAACAGGAACGCCGGTGGCTATCAATGCATACATTGAAAGCGCGGAGTTTGATATTGAAGATGGGCATAACATAGGATTTGTTTATAGAGTCATTCCCGACATCACCTTTACGGGATCGGAGACAGCGAGTCCACAGGTAACGATGACACTTATACCGATGATGAACTCAGGATCGGGATATAACGTACCGCAGTCGGAGGGTGGGTCGAGCAGTGCGGCGGTAGTGCGGACTGCAACAGTGCCGATAGAGCAATTTACCGGGCAGGTCTACGTGCGTGTACGCGGACGGCAGATGATTTTTAAAGTAGAATCAGATCAACTCGGGTGCGCGTGGCAATTAGGGTCGCCGAGAATGGACATTCGCAAAGATGGAAGAGCTACAGGTCGTGGCGCATGATTATCAACAACCCGGCAGTCCCAAATCTACCTAAAGGCCCGAGAGAATATTCCAACAGATTTATTGATCAATTTGCAAATGTTCTAAGACTGTATTTCAATCAGTTACAAAACATCACGCAAACATTGCTCGGCCCAAAAGGTGGGCAATATCTGCAATATCCTTACGGAGCATTTTTTGACACGGATGACCAGACGGCAGCGAGCACAACCGTAGCATATCCAATTACCATAAACTCTACGGCAATAAGTAATGGCGTTTCAATACAAAACGCAAGCGAGATTACAGTAGAGCAAGAGGGTATATACAATATTCAATTCCGTGTACAACTATCGAATGACGACGCCAGCCCGCAAGATATTGACATATGGTTTCGGCAAAATGGGACAGATGTAGCCAACTCTAATACGAGATTTGGGTTGGCGGCCCGCAAGGGGCCGAGCGATCCGTTTCACACAGTGGGAACCGTGAATTTATTGTTAGAATTAGCAGTAAATGACTATGTACAACTGGTATGGAGAACTACGGATCTTGATGCGCGTATTGAAGAGTATGCTGCCGGGACTTCTCCGACGAGGCCAGAAATACCCTCTATTATTGTAACAGTTACTTTTGTATCAGGTATTTGAATGGGCGGAATCGCATCATTAGTAAAACAAGCAGAAAACGTGCGCAAAGCCGGACGCTACGGCGATACCATGCTTGCGCACATCACTCCGCGTGAAGCCGGTATTTTGAAACTTCTTGGTGGGTCAGGAAGCATAAACCCCAAAACGGGGATTATAGAATTTTACAATGCGACTTTTTATGATCATGAAAACGATAAAACGTGGTATAAAGATTGGATAACTTATCTATCGACGTATTATAATACAAATATGGCAGAGGGATTACAGCGAGCGTTAAGTGTTGGCGTGTCTCCGGAAAATGTAGCAAGGTTTGCATCAGATCCGCAGCTAGAATTTTATGCATATATTCAGTCGAGACCAAAAAATTGGTACGACCCATGGGATGAAAAAAAAGAAATTATTCATAGAATTCAAATGAATGCATCTCCGTATTGGATATCTCAAAATTACCCAAATTGGAATACATTAAAAAATGATTCAGATGTAAAAGCAGCAATTGCAACGTATTCATATATAGAGCCAGATTTAGGATTTTATTTAAGAAAACAAATTGAAGACGCAGGTATTGCAAAACAATATTTTGTAAACACTACATCGACTGCATTAGAGAAAACTCATGCAGCTTTGAAAAAATACTATGGATATACAGATCAACAAATTACGTCTTTGTATGCATCTCCAGCGGTAAAAAACTATATTGGAAATCCGCAAAATGAAAACAATATATCAGATTATGTAACACCAATCAGCGCACAAGATAAAATAAACAGAGATTTAAACAATGGACAACCTGCGTGGCTTGTGGTTCAAGGTTTGTTAAATGAAGGAATGTCACAAAGTGACATAACGAAATTGGTAAATGACAACGTAAATTTTAAAACGGCCCTTCAAGCTCTTCCAAAATCAAATTTCACAGATGAATTCAATATTAATTACCAGGGGCTGTCTGAAGCAAAAGATCAGCAAAGCATAGGATTTTACAGTAAACGCATACAAAATGCAAGAAGTGTAATGAACGCTGCTGGATATAGTGATGCACAAATAAAAACAACAGAACTTCCATATACACCAGCGGGCAAAATTGTAACAAGCGCATTTGAAGCGTTTTTAGGAGTAGCACCATCAGAACAAGAATTGCAAAGCTTTACAAATAAAATTATAGAAAAAGGCGATCTCACTCAAGATATTATGCATGAAATCGGGCAAAAAAACCCGTATAAATATGTTGAATATCAAATAAAAATCAGTTTGGATCGAGACAACTCAAGCGGAGGTGTTTGGGAGTCCAACGCAGAGTGGTATACCGCATGGTTGGCAAAGTCACTCGTAGAGCAGGGAATTACGGATCTAAATGATATTGAGAGAAAAGACATCACAAGTTCGCGTCCGGTTTATTTTGCCGACACTAATAATGTTTCTGGTTACGAAGACTTTACTACGCCGGTTTATACGAACAAACGCACCGGCAAGGTAATAGAGAATTTTAACTTGCCCACCACGTACGCAGGAGAAGGTGGCACAAGTGCGGAATTATTCATTGAAAACGGAAAGCCGGTAATAGTAACACGCGGATTTGAGACAAGTGATGCAGATCTTATTTTGCCGGTTGTAGCCTTTGCCGCATTTATTGCGGCCCCATATCTTTTACCAGAAATTATTGGAACGGTGGGAACGACTTCTGCCGCAGCGGCTGGTGCAACAACTCTCGCAGAGGCCACTGCAATTGCAGCAACATCATCTACAGGCCTTACAAGTGTTATAGCTATGAATTTTGGCATTTCGGCAGCAACGGCAAATGTCGCGGCTACGATGGTTGTCAATGGCGCTTTAGGTGCAGCACAAGCAGCGGCAGCAGGAGGAGATCCAGTCAAAGGCTTCCTTGGCGCTGGAATAGCTCCGGTTATTGGAAATATCGTTGGGAGCGCAATTTCGCAATCTTTAGGCACTTCTTTATCAGCGCCGGTAGT